GAGATCCGTTCTTTTATTGAGGCACCTGAATTTATCCAAACACCTACAGCAGAACGTATTTTTAATGCCTTAGAAATGGCAAGATTTGCAACCACCATTGTGCCAATTTATGGAGCAAGTGGTGTTGGTAAAACCAAAGCTTGCCAAGAGTTTAAAAAGCAAAACCAGAATGTTTGGATGATTACCATCAGTCCAAGCCGAGCTTCTCTCAATGCTTTTTTATATGAACTTGCCTTAGAACTCGGGTTTAAAGATGCTCCACGCCGAAAAGACCGCCTAAGTCGAATGATTGTGGAAAAACTGACTGGAACACGGGGCATTGTGATTGTAGATGAAAGTGATCACCTCACTTATGACGCTATTGAAGAATTGCGTTATATCCAAGAAAAAGCCGAAGTTGGTTTTGCTCTCATTGGCAACGACCGAGTATATACCCGCATGCAAGGGGGAATTAATCCAGCCCACGAACACGCAAGACTTTGGAACAGATTGGGCAACCGTTGTGCCATTAAAGCCAGTGAAAAAGAAGATATTCAAGCCGTGGCGGCAGCATGGCAACTGGATACAAAAGATAAAGAGCTAATGAAAGCTCTGTATGACATCGGTACAAAAGCTGGCGGACTTAGAGCTTTGACACAATATTTACGCCTTGCAGGGATTGCAGCCAAAGGGCAAGGCGTAGCTATTAATTTAGATCTGATTTTACAAGCCAAAATGCATATGCAAGGAGCCATCTAATGAAAAAGTATTTATTAACGATTGCTCTACTTCTCAGTGCTTGTACAGATGTAGAAACCTGCGGTTTGCAATGCCAAAAAGAACGTGCAAATGCAGAGTGGAAACAAGAACATGGCGAATTCCAACCCAATCTCACACCAGAGCAAGAACGCTACATAGTGGAATGGTTGGCAGAACATTACCCAAATGGAAATAAACCTTAACCATAGCAAGAGAGAAGAAAATGAAAATTACTATTACACGAAATCATCCAGAAGTATTTCAAGAATCCGCTCGTTTAGTAGCCGAAAAGTTCATTAAAGCCCAATGTGTAGAAGCATTAACATTGGCTTTGATTGAGGGTGTCGAGCACTTTGTGCTGGAAGGTGAGGAGGAAAGCAAAAGGGGACATAGTATTAAGGTTGTATTAAAAGGAAGTCACGAAGTTATTAAGTCAGAGGTGAAGACAAATGAAAAAAATCATTGTAATCATTAGTACGATGTTGCTCGCAAGCTGTGATGTTATCAATGATAACCAAACAAGATATGTGGGCAACAATATTACAGAGATTTGTATAGATGGCGTGGTTTACTTGACCTACTCAGTAGGCGGTATTACACCGAAAATTAATGCAGACCACTACCCTTATATCTGCAACGTAAAAAATACTGATATACCAAAACAATAGGAGAAAAACAATGGCTAAGAAAGCAACTCGAATTAAAACAACTGCGCAAGTTTATGAAAAAACAAATATTACCGCAGACATTGAGCCACACTTAATTGAATTAAGTTATACGGATTATTTAGAAGGTCAAAGTGATGAACTTGTGGTGCAATTTGAAGATATTCGCGGAAAATGGATTCGAGCGTGGTTTCCCACACAAGGTGATAAGCTAAGAGGCGCAATTGGCTATAAAGGTGAACAACTTGTTGATATCGGTGCATTTGAAATTGATGAAGTCGAATACCAATACCGCCCTTCTAACATTACATTGCGTGCATTAAGTACTGGGGTGTCTAAAAATCAGCGTACGCTCAAACCCAAAGCCTATGAACACACAACCCTTGCACAAGTCATTGCCGTTGTAGCAAAACGTTTAAAATTAAAAGTGGTGGGTGAGATAAAACATATTCCCATTGCTCGCATAACACAATATCAGGAGCGTGATTTAGAGTTTTTGGCACGCCTTGGACGTGAATACCATCACAGTTTTAAGGTAGTAAATGATCAGCTTGTCTTTACAGCAAAAGAAAAATTGGGCGAAAGTGAGTCTGTTCTCACTATTGAAGAACAAGACACTATCAGTATTAGTCTTCGTGACCGTATTAGCTCTACCGCAAAAGAAGTGAATATTAGTGGTTATGATGCGAATGGTAAAAAAGTGATTAAAAAAAGTAAAAAAGCAAAGGCAAAACGTGAAGATGTTGCTCAAGCGGCGAAATCTAGTGAAGATAGCTTGCAAATTGTGACACGTGGCGAAAGCCAAGAGCAAATTGATGCAAGAGGTGAAGCGGCACTTGCAGAACAAAATGACGACCAGCAATCTGGCACGATTAAATTATGGGGAAACCCAAAACTTGTGGCGGGTAATACGATCTTATTACGCAATTTAGGCGTTTTCTCGGGTAAATATTTGATTAAATCATCACGCCATACGATTTATCGCAATCAAGGCTACACAACGACAATAGACGTGAGATTGCTAGAGTTCATTGCTGATGACCTAGTGACACAATCAATGGAGAAACACAATGCAAACGCATAATTTCACTGCAACCTATCAAGAAGGTATTATAAGTGCGGTGGATAGTACAAAACACAAAGTAAAATGTAAAATTCCTGCACTTGATGATTTAGAAACAGCGTGGCTTTCTTATCTCACGCCCAATTCAGGAGGTAATCAATTTTATTGTTTGCCAGATGAAGGCGAGCTTGTGGCAATTCTGCTGGATGCACGTGGCGAGGGAGGGTGTGTATTAGGTACAATTTACAATGACCAAGACCCTACACCGACTCAAGATAATAATATCTGGATGAAAAAATTTAAGAATGGCACTGTAATCTCTCATAACCGTAATACAGGTGATGTAGTTGTCAGTACTTCTGGACAGGTCAAAGTGACTGCTGCAACAGCGATAGTGAATGCAGAAAGTACAATTAATGGCAACACAACAATTAATGGTGATGTGGCTGTGAATGGCGAATTTTCGGCAACGGGCGCTGTGAGTTCATCAACGTCGGTGGATGCGCCAAGTGTCACATCGAATGGTGTTTCTCTTGATAGCCATACACATAACAACGGTCCACGCCCAGATAAATAATTCTTTAAAGCACTTTAAAATCAATTTCCCCTCCTGCCCTGTAATATCAGGGCTATGAATACACATACTCACTTAACGACACATTGGCAACTTGCCCCAAATGATAAAACACAATCCGTCATTCAGGGCATTGATGATATTCATCTTTGTATTGCCAACATTCTCAACACCATAAGAGGCACTGATATTTTACGCCCTGAGTTCGGTAGTGATCATTTTCGTTATATTGACCAACCTGAAGATATCGCGGTGCCTCACTTTGTGCGTGAAATTACCTTTGCATTACAGCGTTTTGAGAAGCGGATTGAGGTTGATGAAGTCAAAGTCAGTGGAAATGCGCCGCACTTTACGTTCACTATTTTTTGGTCGTTAAAAGAAGATGTCTATCGTGAAATCTATTCAACAGAGGTCAAGGGATAATGAAAGCGGATGATGTAAAAATTGTGTCTGAAGATGTGAAACAAATCCTTGCAGATACCATTGCAGATTATGAAAAACGCACTGGCAAAACATTGCAACCAGCACATATTGAACGCTCAATTATTCAGTCTTATGCCTACCGAGAATTATTAGTACGTAAAGGGATTAATGAAGCCTTTCTAAATACTTTTCCTCAGTTTGCACGAGGCTTAGCGCTAGACTTATGCGGTGAGCCAATGGGCTGTTATCGCTTACAAGACAAGCCTGCACGTTGTATTTTACGTTTCAGTATTTCCGCCTCACATCCTTCCATTTTAATCCCGAAAGGTACTCGTGTTGCAGTGGATGAAAAACTGGAATTTATCACTCTGAATGATGATGTGATCACATCTCTTATCACGTACGTGGAAATTGAGGCGCAAGCAAATCTATCTGGCGCCATTGGTAATGGCTGGGAAATTGGGCGAGTGAAAACCTTAAAAAGCCCATTAATGACCTCCCTTGAAGTTAAAGTGAGCAACATTGATGTGCCAAGTGGCGGTCTTGTGCAAGAAAGTGATGATGACTATCGCAAGCGTATTTTGAGCGCCCCTGAAGCATTCTCAACCTGTGGTTCAGTGGCTGCTTATGATTACCACGTGCGTGCAGTTTCGCAAGCTATTGCAGATGTGAATGTAGCAACACCCAAAGGTGGTTTAGTCCGCATTACGGTGCTGACAAAAGAAGGCATCCCTGATAGCCGATTGCTTAATGACATCAAGCAATATGTCAGTGGTGAAAAACGCCGTCCACTTTGTGATACCGTTGAAGTGAAAGCCCCTACACAGCGTGATTATCAAATAACAGCAACATTAAAACTGCTTGAAGGGTTTCGTGAGGATATTGTGAAAACCAAAGCTCGTGATGCACTTCAATTGTACCTTTCCGACAAAACGAAAAAACTAGGGCTGGATGTAGTGCCGTCAGCATTAATCAGTGCTTTGCGTGTTGAGGGTGTCTATGACGTCACCCTCACTTCACCGCAAAAAATTGTGGTGGCAGAAAATGAATGGGCAAACTGTACTGCAATTAGCGTAGAAGTCGAAAGTGAGAGAACAAATGGCTAGATTACGTTACCCCGATATTATCGCTCGAGATGTAAAATACACAACACTCGCTGAACTTGGACAAAGACTACCTCAGTTTAAGCTCTCGCCTATTATGACTACGCTCGTCGATTTACTCGACGACCGTTTTATTGAAGTGCTTGCGGAGAAATGGAGTGCCACAGGCTATGACGGATTATTTCTCGCGACAACACAAGAATCTAAAAAAGGGTTGATTAAGAAATCTGTTGAATTACATCGACACAAAGGCACGCCTTGGTCGGTTCGTGAAGTAATTCGCCAACTTGGATTTGGAGAGATTGAAATTGATGAGGGGCTAAAAAATCGTGATTACAGCGCAAATACCTTCGTCAATAAAATTCCATCAGATGAGAGATGGGCATATTACGGCATTCAATTAAGTAAGCCTGTGACGAATGAACAGGCTATCGAAATTAGAAAAATATTACGTAATTTTGTGCCAGCACGTTGTTTGCTGGGTGTACTTGACTATAAGGCTGCACCAGTACTCTACAACAATAAAGCACGATACAACGGGCAATATAATCACGGTTCTGTATAAATTTTAAAGGCATTTAAAGAGGGTTTTAAAATGGCAGGTTTGAAAGAAACCGAAAAATGGGAAAACGAAATTTATCGCATAGAAGAAAACGACCCTGTTCATGGGGGTGAAGACGGCATTACGAATAAGCCACTCAAGCAATTAGCAAATAGAACTAAATATCTGAAAACCGAAGTAGAAAAACGCTACATCGCAAAAGATGCAAGTACAACACAAAAGGGACTCGTTCAACTTGACTCAAGCATAGACTCAGATGCAGAAGATAAAGCAGCAACGCCAAAAGCTGTAAATGCGGTAAAAGCGTTAGTGATTGCTGTGAGAAATGCGTTAAATAATTATATTCCAAACAGCAAGAAATCAGATGCTTATAACAGCTCAAGTTCAGACACTATTGCGACGAGTTTA